GAACTACCTTGCAAACGCTGCTATTACAGCAGCGGTCGAAAACCTTGAAGCTGTGTATTAAGGCATTACAGCGCCTTCTTACAGTAGACTGTACAGTTTGTGAATTAATAGTTGTTGCAGCGTTTCTGCTGTTACTCTACTTTCTCACAACTTTCCATTCTTAGTTTCAAGGTTGCTTAATCTTTAGATTAAACAGGAGTTACTACGATGACGTGTAACAAAACAACTTATCAGTTGGTAGAGTCTTATCTCACAGCTCTAGATTGTCCACGTTCACTAGCTGTTCTTATCCTCTTTCGGGAGAATGAGCACCAGCAATTAGTGGACTTGGAAGTGAATCCTGATTCATATCTTGATTCAAAACAATTTAGAGACGCTTACTTAGCTACCGAGTTCTTGTCGAAAGCGGATTTCCTCGATCTTTCTATTGATCGAAGAAAAATCGCAATTGATAAGTTCTTTGTAGCAGAGCAGGCTTGCGCAATTCAGAACCAGAAGTCTTTCATAAAGATGCAAGTTAATGATGCATCTTTCGATTACATACATAACGTATGTATTCGTAAAATTGAAAATATTCTCGGGTTCTTTACCGCCGATGAGTTCTTTGACTCTGCAAATTGGGGCCCTGGGGTCTCTATCACTAAATCTGTGAAAAGAGATCCTAGTTCAACCAATAAGTTCCGCTGTGAAGGCGGGATAACGCGTTACCTATTTGATTTCATAAGCGGAATTCACGCAACCGCTTACCCCTTATGGAAGCCTATTTATTGCTTCCAGGAGGCGAGTGAAATCATTACCGTACCGAAGAACAGCAAGACTGATCGGACCATTGCTATTGAACCAGGAATAAATCTCTGGTATCAAAAAGCGATTGGTCTTATGATCCGTCGACGCCTACTTCGCTATGGGCTGGATCTTAACAGTCAGCAAGTTAACCAGGATCTCGCACGTAAGGGTCTATCTCAAATAGACTTTGTACGGTCGATTTCTCGGCAGCTAGCGA